AGCAATAATGTTGGAACACTGTTTGGCGGAACCTATAACCAGAAAAAGAAAAAGCGCAAAACGGAAGCTAAGGGTGAAACTGGTCCAAAATTTACTGGATATTGGATGGGAACCGATAAGGGCAAACCAGGTAAAAAAATGGTAGGAAGCAACTAAGATGGTAACAACATCATTATTTGAAGCAGCAGATTTCAATCCACTGATGGAAAGTTGGAATAATGCTGGTCGTGCAATAAGTGAAGCAAAACTAAGTCCAGAACAAATTACTGCGCTATTTGGTGCAATTGAGCAAGGCGCAAGAGCAAGTGGCACTAATCGAACTGCACTTGGCAAAGGCGTAGATGTTGCTGGTAAAGCTGGTGCTGCTGTAAACAATGCATATCAAGGCATTATTTCTAAAATTGGTCAACTTGGACCAGTAAAAGGATTTGATAATGCTTTTGATAGTATGGCAAGCAAACTTAAAGATGCTACTGGCGGTGACGAAGGTCTTGCCAAACATGTTTATGCATACCGTGCGCTTGCTAAACGACATCCAATTATTCAAAATCTGATTTATGGTGCACTTGTTGCAGGTGTTGGTTTAGCAACTGGTGGTGCTGCTCCTATTGCAGTGTTAGGTCTTATGAAGATGACAGATCGTCTGCTACAAGGCGATAAACTAAGTGCTGCTATGATTAAGGGCGGTGTTACTGCTGGTGCTGCTGGTCTTGGTCGTGAGTTAGCAAGTTATCTTAAAGGTGCCGCTCCTGCCCCATCAAAGGTGCAAGGATATCATGCTGGTACTGATGGTGGTCCTTATGATACAACTGCAGCACAAAATAATGTATCAGGTGTTCAAGGATATCGTGCTGGTACTGATGGTGGTCCTTATGATACAACTGCAGCACAAAATAATGTATCAGGTGTTCAAGGATATCATGCTGGCACAGATTTGGGTCCGCAAGATATGACTACTATGAAAATTCCAAAGGGTGCAAATTTAAGCACTATTGCTAAACAGTATAATGTAAGTGTAAAAGACTTGGTTGATGCTAATCCGCAATATGCTAGCAATCCTGATGCAATTCGTGCTGGCGCTACACTTAAAATTCCACGTCCAACAGGTAATTCAATTTATCAAGGTGGCGTTGGTACAGCAGCAGACACTGCAAAGCGTGTAGCAGCCGCAGGTGCTAAAAAAGTTACTAATAGTAGCCAATATGTTGACCAAGATGCCACAATGCAAGATTGGTTCTTGCGTGAAGGCGTGTTGGATGATGGTGCTCGCAGTGTTTATGTATATGAAAGTGCAGTTCCTGTAATCTTCCAAACTATTGAAGAAGCAGGATTTATGCAAGGTCTTAAAAACATTGGCAGTGCAATCGGCAAAGGCGTAAGCAACTTTGGTAGTAACTTAACAAATAAAGTTACCGCTGACAAACTCAACACTGCTTGGAAAAAATCAACTTATAGTCAAGGTGGTGGCAGCGTTGACAGTAAAACTGTGTTGCAGTTCTTACGTCAAATGGGCGTAGATGATGCAACGATTAAGGCTACATTTAAGAATATGAAAATTCCATTTCCTCGTGGCCCCCGTGCACCAAAACAAGCACCAGCAGGTGGAACAGCACCACAACAAGCAGCAGCACCACAACAAGCAGCAGCACCAACTGCACCAGCAGCAGGTGGAGCAGTGGCACCAAAAGCAGTACCAAATGTTCAAAATGTCATGAAGGCATATGGAATGATGTCACCGCAAGAGCGTGCGGCATTGAAGAAAGAAATGGAAAACTTTGATGACCACGAATATATGGCAAGTGGCACTGAAAGTAACAACAGTCGTGATATCATGCGTATGATTGGTGAGGCTAAAAATCTTGCTCAACAAGCAGCCATTGCAATCAATATGAAGAAGCGCGGCAAGAAACCAAAAGGCAAAAAGTAATGCGTATTGGTCAAATTACTAATGAAGCAGATAAGACTGATACTGTATCCTTAGATATTCCGCTACTACTTCGTATGATGGAATATGCTCGTGAAGATGCAAAAACTGATCTAGACTTGCACGATGTTGCTGAAAAGATGATTGCCCTAAGCAAGAATCATGATTATCTCTGCATGGACAACTATAATGAAATCGTTGGCAGTGCAGCACATGATAATGTTGAAGAAAGTTGCCCTCATTGCGGCGGACTGATGTATGAAGCAAGTCTTATGAATGAGAAGAAAGATGCTTGCTACTATAAAGTCAAGAGTCGTTATAAAGTATGGCCAAGTGCGTATGCAAGTGGTGCGTTAGTAAAATGCCGTAAAAGTGGTGCTAAAAACTGGGGAAATAAATCTAAATGAAGATGGAAGATGTTCTTGGCGAAGCATGTTGGAAAGGTTACCATAAAGAAGGTAACAAAAAGATGTTTGGCAAGACATATCCAAACTGCGTCAAGAATAAAAAGAAACGTAGTGAAAGCACAGAAATTAAATGCGATCCTATCACTGAAAGCGTGTTACTTGAACAAGTTGATTATTGCATGCACTGTGGCAATTTAATGCTACCAGAAGCCAGTGGTAATCTACACAAGTGGTTTAAAGATAAATGGGTTAACATTGGCAAGAAAGTTGCTGGCAAACATCCACCGTGCGGCACAAGTGGTAGTAAGAGTGGTTATGCTAAATGTGTGCCAGCAGCAAAAGCACGTAGAATGAGTGCATCAGAAAAACGTAGTGCAACAACTCGCAAACGTAAAGCACAAAATGCCGCAGGTCGTGGTGGTAAAGATACAGGTAGCAATGGTAAGGCACCAATTCGTGTAAGCACCAAAGCCAAATAAATAATATATTAGGATTTATAACATGAGTGATATGCGTTCCATAATTGAAAAACTTACTGCCATAGCAGAAGACCGTCCAACGATTGGTGATGGTGTTTATCTAGAATTTGGTAACATACTAGAAGTAGATACCGAAATTATGGAAATGAGTGGCGATAGTATTACTCTACTTGGTGATGAAAGACTGTTTAAGGTTCTTGAAAACCTAGACGAAGCAGAAGATAAGCATGGTTCACCATATGATCGTGGTCGTGCTGACTCTTATTATGGTCGCAGACACAATCCACATAAACTTGTTCCAAATGCGCATGGTGGACATGAACATGAAAAGCTAACTGACCCACGAGAAATTGAAGACTATGGCCGTGGCTATGATGAAAACACTGATAAGAAAGATTACGGTGAAAGTGTTAATGAAGGTGAAGTAGTTTCTTTACAAAACAATCCGCAAACTTTAAAACGATTGGTAAAAATGTGGTGGAATGGTGATGAAGGAAAACATGCCCAAGCCGCAAAGATGCTTGACAATATGGGATGGGATGTTGAAGAAGAAGATGATGATGTTGTTCTATACAAGGGCGATCAAGAAGTTCGTTTCTTTATGGATGACCTGTATGAATCAATCGTAGCAGAAGCAGAATATCATGGTCGCAAGGTTCCACTTAGCAAACCTATGCGAGGCGATGTAAAAAAATTCAAAGTGTTTGTCAAAGACCCAAAGACTGGCAATGTAAAGAAAGTCAACTTTGGTGACCCTAATATGCGTATCAAGAAGAGTAATCCAAAGCGTCGTAAAAGTTTCCGTGCTAGACACCATTGTGAGAATCCAGGTCCCCGCACAAAGGCTCGTTATTGGTCCTGCCGTAAGTGGTGATTTGAATGTTATTAACCGAATTATTTGACCTTGATGAAGCCGCTGGTGTAGGCGTAGTTCCCCCTAATAAGAAGGCGGCAAAAGACCCTCGTTATGCGAATGCGCTAACAGTTGATATTCATCCAGGTGAAACACAAAAGCAAGCAGCAAAGTTTGGCAATAAAACTGATAAAATTGGTCGCCCACCTGTCATGAATCCAAATGGCAAAGTTAATGAAGCAACGATGAGCACTACTATTCAAGGACGCCATCCTGTAAGTGCAGGTGCGAGGGGATTGCTTGCGGCCAGATGGAAATATGATACTGTTGTTCAAGGTAGTGATAAGATGAATATGGCAAACGCTGTTGAGCGTCTTGCAAGCACACTTGATGGCGCAGAACGCACTGACTATGATGGCATTGATAGTATGATGCAACAAATATGCCGTGAGTTTGAGGTTGATCCAAAAGACCTTCATAATGCGTTTATTGCAAAATACAAATTGACACCCGATGCGATGGCTGCTAAAATGAAGCATGATCGTAAAAACCGTCCAAAATCCGTCTAATACAACATATACACCCACCATTGGTGCAATTGGTTCATCTACAATATATACAATTTCTGGTGGTGGCGGTGGTGGTGGTAACGGTGGTTCTGGATATCTATCAAATAGCGGTTCCATGAGTTGGGGTACTACTGGAAGTCCATCAGTATCAATAATGGGTAAAGAATTGCAAATTACACCACAAGATAAAGGCGATGCAATTATTAGAACCAATCACAATGAAATAAATCTTGATAAATTATATAAAACTGTTATGATGATTGCAGATAAGATGATGATTATCGCAGATGATCCATATTTTACCGAAAAGTATCCTACGCTAAAGGATGCTTATGAACAATACCATACTTTACTTGAACTTTATAAAACAGAAGAATAGTTAAGTTTTTAAAGAAATAATTTAATTAGCAGCAACTGCTGCTGCAACTTGTTGAATTAATTCTTCGGTTCTATTGATATCAAGTGCACCTTCAATAATTTTTACAACTGCTTCTGTAGCTGCTGCTTGTTTATCTGCAGTTGATGGTGCTGTAGAATTTGTTACTGCAGATATAATTGTTGCAGTAACTGCACCCGAATTAGTTATAATTTCAACATCTGACATTACAACTGAGGCAATCGCATTTACCACAACTGTAGCAACTTCTGTATCAGTAATTGCATCTGCTAAATGTTGATCTGAAACAACATCAAGAACAACAACTGGAGCATTTGGTATATTTGAACTTGGCGCAAGTGAAACAACTGAATGTACTGCATCTGGCAAAGGGTCTAACTTTGGATTGAAATTTTTATCTGCAGGTGCTGAAACAATCGCAGCAATAAGTGGTTTTACATCGTCTAATGTCATGGTTGTTCCTTTAACTTGTATATTACTATTTAGAAGAATATTAAAAGAATATCTACACTTATATTTGTTATTTAATTTATAAAATTTATGTAATAAAACTTAATATATTGACTTATTTTTATAGGTTATATATACTTAACAATGAAAGGAAATATCTATGGCAACCAGAAACTTTAGTGCTGAAGAGCGCACAAAACTAAAACAATTAATGTCTGAAAGTATCTCTGTTATAACTGAAGTAGAAGTATTAACGGGTGGTCTTAATGATACTATTGCCGCTATTGCAGAAGAAATGATGATTAAACCAAATTTGCTTAAGAAGGCAATTAAGATGGCACAGAAGCGTGACTTTGATAAGGCTCGCGAAGACCTTGATATCATTGAAAGTATCTTAAACAGCACTAGCAACTTGGATAACGAATAAAGAATGGCATATGTAGATGCATTGCTTGATCGGCAAAAAGAAAAAGTATTTGTAGTTGAACGAGTAGATGGCAAACGTGTCTATAAAGATTATCCAATAAATTATGTATTTTACTATGAAGATGGTAATGGGAGTTTCAAAAGTATCTATGATACTCCTGTTCGCCGCGTGACTTGTCGTAGCAGCAAAGATTTTCGCAAAGAACTTGCAATACATAGCAATAAAAAAATATATGAAGCTGATCTTAATCAAACATTTCGTTGTTTAGAAGAAAACTATTTGGGCAAAGATTCGCCACACTTACAAACAGCATTCTTTGATATTGAAACGGACTTTGATAGTGTCCGTGGCTACAGCACCCCAGATGATCCATTTACCAAAATTACAGCAATTACGCTTTATCTTGATTGGCTTGACCAACTAATTACACTTGCTATGCCACCAAAAACCATGAGTATGGAAGAAGCAAATCGTATTGCATCACGTTTTGAAAATACTTTTATCTTTGACAGCGAACGTGAATTGCTACTTACTTTTCTAGAACTTATTGATGACGCTGATGTATTAAGCGGTTGGAACAGTGAAGGGTTTGATATTCCATACACGATCAATCGTGTTGCACGTGTATTAAGCAAAGATGATACTCGTCGTTTTTGTTTGTGGGATCAATTTCCTAAAGAACGTGAATATGAAAAGTATGGCAAAACAAGTAAAACATTTGATTTAGTTGGACGAGTTCATCTAGATTATATGTTATTATATCAAAAATACACATATGAAGAACGCCATAGTTATAGTCTCGATGCTATCGGTGAATATGAATTAAATGAACGAAAAACTGTGTACGAAGGTTCGCTTGACCAGTTATACAATCGTGATTATGAAACATTCATTGCATACTCTCGTCAAGACGTTGCACTTCTTAATAAATTAGATAAGAAACTACGCTTCCTTGATTTGGCAAACGAAATTGCGCATGATAATACAGTGTTGCTCCAAACTACAATGGGTGCAGTTGCAGTGACAGATCAAGCAATTATTAATGAAGCACATCGCCGTGGTATGGTTGTTCCTAATCGTCGCCCAAAAACTGAAGAGGTAAACACACAGGTTGCTGGTGCATATGTGGCATATCCAAAAAAGGGTATTCACGAATGGATCGGTGCTATTGATATTAACTCACTGTATCCATCTACAATTCGTGCACTTAATATGGGACCAGAAACTATCATTGGTCAACTACGTCCAATCATGACGGAAGCACATCTTAAAGAAAAAGTAGACGATGGCAAAAGTTTTGCTGCTGCGTGGGAAGGTTTATTTGCTTCACTAGAATATGAAGCCGTTATGCGGCGTGATATTGGCACCGAAATTACTATTGACTGGCAAAATGGCAGCAGTGAAGTATTAAGTGCTGCACAAATATATGATATGATTTTTGACAACTATGCGCCATGGGCATTGAGTGCCAATGGAACTATTTTCAATCTTGAGCATCAAGGAATTATTCCAAGTTTGCTTGAGCGTTGGTATAGTGAGCGTAAAGAACTGCAAGCCAAGAAAAAAGACGCAAAAGATGCAAAGGAGATTGCATTTTGGGATAAACGTCAGTTGGTTAAGAAGATTAACTTGAACTCGCTATATGGTGCTATTCTTAACGCAGGTTGCCGTTTCTTTGACCAACGCATTGGACAAAGTACTACACTGTGCGGTCGCACAATTGCAAAGCATATGGATGCAACAGTTAATGAACTCATTACTGGTGAGTATGATCATGTTGGCAAATCAATCATCTATGGTGATACTGATTCTGTGTATTTTAGTGCGTGGCCAGTGATTAAAGAAGAAGTTGAAAGTGGTCGCATGGAGTGGAATAAAGAAATTTGTATTCAACTCTATGATAGTATTGGCGAGCGGGTAAACGAAACATTTCCAAAATTTATGTATGAAGCATTTCATACCACACCAGAACTTGGTTCTATTATTAAAGGTGGACGTGAACTTATTGCTTCTCGTGGATTGTTTATTACTAAGAAACGCTATGCTGTGTTAATTTTTGACCTTGAAAGTAAGAGATTAGATGTAGATGGCAAAACTGGCAAAGTTAAAGCTATGGGTCTTGATCTTAAACGGTCGGATACTCCAAAAATTGTACAAGATTTTCTTGCCGATATTTTAAAGAAAGTACTGGATGGTGCTGAGCGTGAACAAATTATTGAAGAGGTTCGCCAGTTTAAATATACGTTTAAGGACTTACCAAGTTGGGAAAAAGGAACCCCAAAACGTGTTAATAGGCTAACTTACTATGGTAATCTAGAAAAAAAACAAGGCAAGGCAAATATGCCAGGCCATGTTCGTGCGGCGATTAACTGGAATAATCTACGCAAAATGCACAGTGATTCTCGTTCGCTTGAAATTGTAGACGGTATGAAAACTATTGTGTGTAAACTACGTGATAATCCGCTTGGGTTGACCAGTATTGGTTATCCAACTGATGAGTCACGCATTCCACAGTGGTTTAAGGATATGCCGTTTGATCAAGACCTAATGGAAGATACTATTGTTACACAAAAAGTAGAAAACCTACTTGATGTGCTGCATTGGGATATTACCAATGCAACCAATATTACCAACACGTTTACTAGCCTGTTTGATTTTGAGGAATAATATGGAAGATTTAGAACCATTTGATTTGCGCACTAATGTAGATGACTTACAAGCATTTGATATGTATCAAAAAATACTTGATTTTAAAAAATTCTATACAAACTATGCAGAACATCAAGGAAACTATTCTAATACAATTCAAGCATTTGATAGATTATTGCGAGAACTTGACGATACATTAATATACGGAAAGTTACGAATGTTAGCTAAAAGTCGAGATTTAGCTGATAAATTAATTGGAAAAAATTTAGAATGGCGTCGTAATTTTGTTTCTGATAACAAACTAAAGAAACTTGATGTAAATGAGTTAAGAGGATTAATTACTGCAAACATAGCCAGTAATTTACCTACTTTGGAACTTTTTCCAGGCGTGGGGCAATTTTTGCCATATGCCGTAGCTGGTGAGCCACTTTATGTTATTGATCGCTATATGGAAATTATTGATGAAGCAGCAGCCGTACTAAACAATGAATTTTATACAACAAGAAGATTAAGAAAATATGTAGTTTCAGATTACAATTTATCACAATTACCCCAAGAATCATTTGGACTAGTTTATTGTTTCAATGAATTTTTTCAAGCAGATGAACAATACATTTATAATTGGGCTTGCGAAGTTTACAAATTATTAGAAAGTGGCGGAAAATTTATTTTTAACTTTTTACCATATGATCAACATTGGGCTATTAAAGCTACTTTTACAAAAATATATAGTGTCATTGATTATAAAAGTCTCATAGAAAAACTTAAAGATTTTGGTTATGAATTAGACAACTGTGAAATTAAAGAATTTTGTGCCAGTTATATTTGCATTAAAAAACCTGGCACTCTTGCTCCACGTATAAAAAATAGTGGAAGTATTGCAGAAATTATTGACATCTAAAATTATATAAATTATAATTAAACAAAGATAAAGGTGATACATGAAAGATTTTTTAACAGATATTGTTGCGCATACACAAGTACTTGGTGTTATTGACACAATTAAAATTACTGGCACAGATCAAAGTACAATTATTGAAAGCGTAAGCGATGATCGCAGCGTTATTCTTAATGCTACGTTTAATGCTGTAAATGCAGCATTTAGTGGTGTATTTGGTATGCCAAACTTGACAAAACTCAATACTATTCTTAATATTCCTGAATATAGAGAAAATGAAACTATTACAGTTGTAACACAACAACGCAATGGTGATGCAGTACCAGTAGGACTGCATTTTGAAAATGCAGGCGGTGATTTTAAGAACGACTATCGTTTTATGACAACCGAAACTGTTAATGAAAAGTTAAAAACTGTTAAGTTTAAGGGTGCTACTTGGAATATTACTATGGAACCAAGTGTTACTAATATTCAACGTCTTAAGTTTCAAAGTCAAGCAAATAGCGAAGAAAAGATGTTTACAGTTAAGACTGAAGGAACTGATTTAAAGTTCTATTTTGGCGATCACTCAACTCATGCTGGTAACTTTGTATTTCAAAGTGGTGTCAGTGGCAAACTTACTAAGAATTGGTCGTGGCCAGTTGGTCTATTCTTATCAATTCTTAATCTTCATGGTGATAAAAGCATTCAGTTTAGTGACGATGGTGTAGCCAAGATTACGGTTGATAGCGGTCTTATCAAGTATGAGTATCTACTACCTGCAAAGGCATAATGATGAGTAACATTGAAGATATATCAGTAAAGCATGATGACCTGAAAGTATTTCTTTCATGCGAATGTAGCAGTGCTGAACATACCATTGTTGTTCAGGTTTTTGATTGGGGCAATGAAATGCCCTATAAACCAGATTTTATTGTTAATGTTCAGGCTGTAAATTATCGTCCATTTCACAAGCGAGTTTGGGCTGCATTGAAGTATATTTTTGGGTCAGATTTGGTGTGGGATGATGTACTTATAGATATGAAAGATATTCCTAAACTACAAGCAGCGATTGATCACTATAATAATTTACTTGACAAAAATAAGAAAACAAACTAATATAAGAACTATGGCACTGGCAAGTCGTCCATAATAATTTTAACCCTCTAAATAAAAAAGAGAAAGCAAATGATTCGTAATTCAAATGTAAATCGTGTATTCAATGATTTGGATGCATATCGTAATTTTTGTCGTGACTACGGGTATTCGTTTAACGAAGCTGATTTATATCGTAGAAATACTGCCTATTCTTTTTATGAAAAGGCAAGACGTGGTGAAACTGTAAAAGATAATTGGGCTGCAGATGCTGAGTTTTTTGCTCAGCGTGAGCAGACAAAAACTCATTAATTAAAAAGACTTGCCAGTGCCAAACTTAGATGTTCCATTTTATAATAAAGATGAATCTAAGATAGCAAGATTTCCACTAGCAAAATTTAATAATTCTGCTAGATACAATTTGTGGAATAAACGCAATGTAGCAATGCGACAATTAAAAGATATTTTTACTTACCACGGGCTACGCAATGGGCAAGATTATGTTTTTCTACAAAATGAAAATGGACAAGAATTGCCTGTTATGTTCGCAGATGAACATCATGTAAGTTTTTTTATGTTGGCTTATGAATGTCAAAAAAACCCCTAATACTTGAATTTCCAAGCAAAGCACTTACGCAACGACCTGTGTCAAATAGTTATATGATTGATCCTGGTGATTATGTAGAAGGTGGTGCTCTTAATGCAAATTACCAAGATGTAGAAGCTGCTTGTATTATCTGCAATGCCATGGGCGAAGCAGGTTATAGATATGGTGTAGATTTTACATTTTTAACTTGCGGTTTGGGTAAAGTTCATATAGAATTTCACAGTAAAGAAGCAGCGGCACATGCTGCTATGAGATTGCCTATGCAGAAAGAAAAATACGATGATTAGTGAAGAAAGAATTTGGGGACATTTTACAGTCCTATATGATGCTGGTAATGTTAAAGTAAAACAACTGGTTGTAAAACCAAGCCATTGTTTAAGTTACCAAAAGCACAACAAGCGCAATGAATTTTGGGTAGTGCAAAGTGGTGTTGCCAGAGTTATAAAAAATTATAATGGTGCCGTAGACAATGATCACACTAAAATCTTACAGGTAGGTGAAACTGTTTCAATTCCTGTTGGTAATTGGCATCAAGTTGTAAACATTGGTAATGAACCACTAGTTATTATTGAAACGCAATATGGCGAGGCTTGTAGAGAAGATGATATTGAAAGGCAGTTCCAATGAAATGGTTTGATCGGTGGTTCCAAAAACAAGCAAAGCGGGCTTGGGAAGCAGCACAAGAAGAAAATAATTTGATACATTTGAAACCAGTAGGAATGGGGAGCCGAGATAGAATTGATGCCAATGGTATCAATATGAAACTACATATTGCTAATGGTGGATATATTGTAGAGTTTCATCGTTATGATGATCGAAAAGATCGTGCTTTCAATGAACTGCATGTTATCAATGATGGTGAAGACTTGGGTCAGCGTCTAAGCGAAGTCATTGTTCAGTATATTTTGAGTAATCACGGATGACCGAAGAAGAATTTCTTGATATTGACATCACCGATGAAGAAGTAGAGTATCTAATACTAAAGTATATTAGAGACCAAACTGCTCTTGGACGAGACAAAATTCCTGTTGTTGAAATTTACGAATATCTTAACGCAGAAGCCCCCGATGAAGAAGATTTAGAAGAGGTTTTTGCCGTCTTACCAGGAGATGCAGAGGCAGCAATTGCCCGTTTTGAGGCTAAAAATAGATTAAATTAACCCTTGACAAACCCGATAAATATGTTATATTGGTTATAGTCAACTGGAGAAAGTTACCATGCGTAAAACCCTAGCTATTCTACTTGCAGCTACTACATTGATTTCCGCAACGGCAGCAAATGCCGAATGGCGTGATCGTCGTGACCATGGTCCACGTCCTGGCTATAATGGTGGCGGAAATTGGGTTGCTCCACTAGTTGGTGGATTAATCGTTGGCGGTATTTTGGGCAGTATGGCTGAACAAAATCAATATCAGCAACCACAATATTATCAGCCACAGACGTTTTGTCGCATGGTTCCTGTGTATGACGCATGGGGCAATTATGTAGGTCGCCAACGTCGCTGCTATCAACAATAAGGTATAATATGGGACTCCTCGACAAACTATTTGGTAAATCAAAAATTAACGACGCTACCGCCTCTGCTGTAATTACAGAAAGCGCACCACCAGCTTCTACTAAAACTAACACAAAACCGAAAAAACCACGTAAGCCAACGGCAGCAAAGGTTGAAGAACCTGTTGCAGAAGTACAACCAGAAGTTCGTGTACTTAAATTTGACTTTGACCCACAAAATCCACAAATTGGTTCTATGGAACTTGACTGGAATGCAGAGTTTATTGAAATGTTACGACAAGCTGGTTATCGTGGTGTTAATCCAGAAGCATTAGTAGATGCTTGGTTAAATGATATTGCTCGAAATATCATTAATAGTTCACAATCCGCCGATGGTACCAATCGATATGTAAGTCGTCGAGATTTAGGCGATGGTTTTAGCGAAATACGTTAATACTTGACAAACCCCTTGTAAGAGATTATATTAGTATTATGAAATATCTTCTTGTAGATACAGCAAACCTATTCGCTCGTGCACGTCACAGCACTTCCCGTGGCGCAGATACATGGCAAAAGATTGGTTTAGCATTGCATATTATGTTCAATGTCATACAAAAGATGCATCGTTTACACAAACCAGACCATGTTATTTTTGCACTTGAAGCCCGCAGTTGGCGCAAAGATCATAACACAACCTATAAGGCAAACCGTGCTGTCGTGAAGAATAAAATGACAGTTCGTGAAGCAGAAGAAGACAAAGAGTTTTGGGAAGTATATAGTGACTTTACAAAATGGATCGATGAGCGCACTAACTGCAGCGTAATTCGTGTTGAACGTGCAGAAGCAGATGATATTATTGCTCGTTGGACTGCGCTTCATCCTAATGATGAGCACATTATTCTATCCAATGATAGCGATTTTTATCAGTTGCTTAGTGATAAAGTCACTATCTATAATGGTATGACTAACCAATACATTACTCTTCAAGGTTTCTTTGAAGATAACGGTAAACCTGTTATGGATAAACTTACTAAGGCACCAAAGACCGTTGGTGACCCTAAGTTTATTCTATTTGAAAAATGTATGCGTGGTGATCCTACAGATAATATTATGACTGCAAATCCTGGCGTTCGCACTAAAGGCAGTGCCAAGAAAGTAGGTCTTACAGAAGCCTATGCTGACCGTGAACGCAAAGGATATGCATGGAACAATATGATGTTGCAGCGTTGGGTTGACCATAATGGCACAGAACACCGTGTTCTTGATCGTTATGAAGAAAACCGTGTGCTTGTTGATCTCACTGCACAACCGCAAGAAATTCGTGATGCTATAGATGCTACTCTGCTTTCAATTAGTCCTAAAGAAAATCGTCAGATTGGCACACAATTAATCAAGTTCTGCAGTAAGTATGAACTTGTCAAACTTAGTGAAAATGTTCAACCTATTGCTGAAATTCTCAGCAAACCATTTGTAAAGGAAACCGAATATGCGTGATTTTTTTGTAAAATATTTTCCGTGGGCAATTTTAATTGTTTTTGGTTTAGAGATTTATCAATATTGGAATATTGATAATGATCGTGTTTTGATGGGTATTGTTGCCGCTATTGGGTGGGCTTCATTCATTGAAGTTCGTGGTGAATATAATTCACTGATGGATATGATCGAAGGAAAGATTAAAGATGACACTCAAGGCTAAGAATATTGTTGAAAATCGTTTTTGGATTATCGAAAACGATAAAGGCGAGCGTATTGGAAATATTGCGCAAACTACCACTGGTATTCGCTGTACTGTAGATGATAGTGTAGAAGTATTTCCAGATATGCAAGAAATGATGGAAAAAAAGAATATTGTCATTTCTAGAAAAATACGTGAAAACAAAACTATTGCAGATAATGAAGTATATGGTTTTCCTACCAGTCATACTGCATATAATCAAATTTGGAATGTAAAACTTAAACTTCCAATTTATACAAAAAACAACAAAAGTAGTTCATATTTTTGTGCTGGATATTATGTTGTAAAATATGATAAAGTTTGGGTTGCTGAATATTGCCCAAAATTTATTACACTACAACGGTATCAATATTATGGTCCTTATAAATCTAAAATAGAACAATCCGAACGATTGAGGAATGTAAGTAATGAGACCGCCTAGAACTTATCACATACGTGAATTTATTAATCGTGGACAAAGCATTGTAGGTAATAACTTAGTATTTGATAAAGACACGGTTTCAAATATTACTAAAGAACTTGCTGATGTTCTTGCTTATGTGCTTGAATTAGAAAATAAAATTGATGAATTGCAAAATAAAGTTGACGAATCACAAATCATTACAGTAGAATTAACTGGGGAAAATTTTTAAAGCATTTTTATAGTTAATAAATAATTATGCAAAGTATTCAATTATGTCAAGACCAAAGCCCCAAGTTATAGTAGAAATAACAAATAAAACAACTTATAAGTCAGAACAAGTTTTGGCTAGCGAAGGTATATGGGCTATTTTTTATGATAGTAAACCAATTAATTTGAAAACTACTTCTATGTTGGCACAGTATCCAGGTCCAAAGTATAAGAAAACCAGTTTCTCGAATCCAGGTCATGCAATTAATTTGTGTAAGAAACTTAATATACAATTTAAAACTACCAAATTTAGCGTAGTGTTGTTGAACAGTGGCTCAACCGTTTATCCAACCAAATAATAAAACTAAAACTGAGTGGACACATGAACTTTATCATTTAGCCTATGGCGAAGATGCATTTGTTCCAAACATAAATCAAAAAAATATCTATATTCTTTATTGGTATAATAATAACAAAAATTTTGGTTTTAGATTAAACAACACCGCTTTTGAACTTATGCGTAGTTATGGTTACAAATTTTATGAACATCAAATTGATAGACGCAAATATCAAATCAATGGCAAAGAACTCGTGCTAATGGATCGTTACCATCCACACCCTTGGTTTTACCAAATGAGTAAAGGGGAATTATTCCTAATGGATAGTGAACTCTCTATGATGATAGAACTTTGTGGTGGAAATTTAAGTCAAGCTATACAAAATATGTCTTGACAGCCATTAAGTTTGTGTTATATTTGTAATATAAGCAATGGAGAACTAGCAGTGACTGATACCATTTCTCTCAAAGATGCCATGACTGCCGCCGTAGCCGCCCAACGGGTTAATGGCAAATATATCAAGCGTTATGATGCCAAGGAAGGTGAACTTTCTAATGGTGTTCTAATGCGTGAATTTCTCAATCCAGAAATGGTAAACTTTAACCATTTGTCGCAAGATATTGAAATTGCTGAACAAATTCTTGAATATCTTGATAGCAAGATGATTGAACTTATTGCTGGCACTCTCCACGATTATTGGAAAAATTTGGTTTTATTGACTGAACAAAAACAAATTAATTTCAGTGATTTCAAGACTTTAGCATTAATTGCTAGTGTTCCAAACTCCTATAATAATGCCGTTGGACGTGAAAAAGCCAAGGATGAATTGCGCATCATTGCTGAAAATAGCCGTCATATTGGCAATATTGGCGAAACTATTGAGGCAGATTTGACCATCAAATCAGCGGTTTATAGTGCCAACTACAACAAATGGTACCATACAGCCCTTACAAGTGACCAAAATTTAGTCTGTTTTCCGCTCGCAGAACAGCTAAATCGGGGCGATATTATCGCTATTTCGGCTAGAATTTACAAGCATGACGACAATAATCAGACCCGCTTGCACTATGTTAGGGTCAAAAAAAGTGCTTGACAGCCCCTAAATCTGTGTTATATTAAGTTATAGTCAATTGATGGAGAACACGGATGCGCAATTCTTGGTCATTTTCTCAGTATCTTGAAGAAATCATCACCCTAAGCGAAATCGTTGAAATTCCTGGTATTGAGGAATCTCGTGCTGTTCTTATCACGGAAATGTGGGGTAAATTCCCCAACGAATGTGTGGCAATCGGTCTCACTGACGGGGTTAAAAAATAACCCTTGACAACCTCTAATTCTGTGTTATATTACTAATATATAAGCAATGGAGCGGCGAAATGGCACAAGTAAGCACCCGTAAGGCTAAGATTTCCACTATCCTTCATAACCGCTATTTTACCAAAGGCGTTCAGGATGCGGTAGCAGGTCGCCCATTCGACCCCGATTATGACAAGTGGGAAACTGCTTCTCACGGTGCTGCACAATGGTGCTATGAGCGTGGTCGTCAATATGGTATTGCCACAGGCGGTAAAGTTCCTACCAAAACTGGTAAGCGAATTAACTATTTTGCTATTCGTGAGTTTAACCGTCTTTACCATGATGGTTCAATTATTTGAAAAAAGTGCTTGACAACCCCTAAATCCGTGTTATATTAAGTTATAGTCAATTGATGGAGAGCGATATGACTGATACCGATTTTGCTACCTTTGGTATGTCTCAAGCCGATATCCGTGACCAATATATTAACGGAATTACCGCTAAATTAACGGGTATGGAAATGGTTGTTATGGGCATTTTGAGCGATTGTCAGGAAATGATTGCTATGAAAAATCCAACAATTCCGCATCCGCGTGTTGACGAACACATCCGTAAACAGATGAATATCGCCAAGTTTATTCTTGGCGAAATGATGCAAAAAACTGCTTGACAATCCCTAATTCTGTGTTATTGTTATAATATAAACAGCAACGGAGATTTCCCATGGATATGCAATCTGGTCTCGCCGCTCTCATTGAAAAGTCAAAAGCCGATTATCTTGCTTGGTGTGGCAATCGTGCATCTGAACCACATGTTCAGCAAATGATTACGGATTTTGATGCCTCTATCCGCATTGAGGAAGGCAACAAATATTTCAAAATCATCAAGCAAAACTCTGTCCATTCTTTCGTAGTCAAGAAAGATGGTCCAAAGTTCCGTGCAGGTGATATCTTGAAGCCTGCTTCGTGGAAGGCTCCTGCTATGAACTTTGCTCGTGGCAATGTTCTTGAAGGCAAACTTGATTGCATCCGTTGGACAGGTGCGCTGTAAAAAAGTGCTTGACAACTACAAATAATCTGGTATATTAAGTTTATAGTCAACTGATGGAGAAACACAATGGCTAAGAACACTGACACTGCACTTTCAGAAGTGCGCACGGTTACCCTTGCTGCTGCAAAGCGTGAGGTCATGGTTTGCGCTCGTCGCAAACGTCCTGTATTCCTTTGGGGTGCGCCCGGTATCGGTAAGAGCGAACTTGTTGCAGACCTTTGCGAAAGCATGGGTGGTAAGTTGTATGATTTGCGTCTTGCACTGATGGACCCTTCTGACTTGAAGGGCGTTCTCTACTACAATCCTACTGTTGGTAATGCTATGTGGAATGCTCCACCTGATTTGCCATCCGCAGAAGAAGCTGCCAAGTATCCTGTAGTGTTCCTGTTCCTTGATGAAATGAACTCTGCTGCACCCGCAACACAGGCTGCTGCATATCAGTTGGTTCTTAATCGTCGTGTTGGCACCTATGAGTTGCCCGACAACGTTGTTATCGTTGCCGCTGGTAACCGTGATACTGACCGTGGTGTCGTGTATCGTATGCCATCGCCACTTGCCAACCGTTTTGTTCACTTGAACTTGCGTGTTGACTTTGAGTCGTGGAATGATTGGGCTATCAACCATGCTATCAATCCTGATGTAGTTGCGTATGTTACCTGTAACAAGAATGACTTGTTCAACTTTGATCCTCGTTCAAGTGGTTCATCGTTTGCTACGCCTCGTTCTTGGTCGTTCGTCAGTGAGTTGCTGCAAGAAGACCTTAACGATACCGAACTCAATGACCTTGTATCGGGTACTGTTGGAGAAGGCGTTGCACTCAAGTTTGCAGCCCATCGTAAGGTTGCAAGCCAGATGCCTAACCCTTCTGATATTCTGTCTGGTAAGGTCAAGGAACTTCGTACCAAGGAAATCGGTGCCAAGTATTCTCTCACGGTGTCTTGTTGCTATGAGTTAAAAGACTCGTTTGACAAGCGTGGTGGCGAGCGTATGAAAGAAAACGACAACGTTGCTTGGCACGAAGAACTAGACAACGTGTTTCGTTTCTATCTTGATAACATGGACACTGAGTTGCAAGTTATGATGCTTGCTACTATCCTTCGTAACTACAAGTTGCCTATGAAAACTAGTCGCTTGAAGAACTACAAGGATTACCATGCCAAGAACGGTGATTATATCCTCGCCGCTGTGCGTGACTAACTCTCGCCCCATCGTTCTCCATCAGTGAGGGCGAGATAATAGGGGAGCAAATTGCTCCCCTATTTTTTTACTAATAAATATTCTTATGTTTGATTTTGAAAATATTTTATGTTATCGTGCGTTTACGGAATTATATATTGACATAGACAAAAAAAATTATAAACCATGCTGTCAATTTAATACAAGCACTGAATATAATGGACTTGAAGATTTTAACAAAGCTATTCGAAATGATAACTTAAAGAATAATTGGTCTGCTGGTTGTGAAAATTGTAAAATTGCAGAAGAAAACAAAAATTTAAGCCATAGGTTATTTCCTAATCATCTTCCAAACCAATCAATTATCGAAGATAATAAATTTATATTAAAGCACTTAGAACTAAGATTAGATACTGTATGCAATCTTGCATGTGTCACCTGTGACAGTGGATCAAGCAGCAAATGGTCTAGTGAAGATGAAAGAATGTATGGAAAAACCGTAAGTAAAAATAATCATTTAGATTATAATTGGGTTCTTGATAGAAAATTATGGGAAAATGTAGAATCGTTAAATTTGTATGGCGGTGAACCATTTTATTCTAAAAAATTAAAAACAATATTATCTTGGTTAATTGCTAATGATTTTTCTCAAAATATAAAGATATCTTTTTATACAAATGGTACCATATTTAATGAACAAATAATGGAAATGTTAAGCAAATTTAAATGCAGTGTAATTGGTATTAGCATTGATGGAGTTGGTCAAAATTTTGAAATAATTAGGTGGCCAGCCAAGTGGAGCAATCTTCTAGATAATATTGAACGATTAAAGAAAATAAAAAATAGTGAAATATACATAACCTATACTGTTAGCATTCTGAACATTTTTAATATTAAAAATGACATGATTATTCTTAAAAATATTACAGAAAATATTGCATTTAATTTACTTGAAAGACCAGAATACTATAATATTCAAAATATCCCTGCAAAATTTAAAGTAAAGTTAATCAAAGATTTAGAATTAGATTCAACATTTGCAGAAATAATTAAAAAACTTAAGATAAATGGCAATAATAAAGTATTAAAAGAATGTATAGATAGGTTAAAAACCCTAGATAAATTTAGAAATACCTATAGTGACAGCCTTTTTCCTGAAAATTTTATAAATTTTTTGCTTGACAATCCCCAATAGTATGGTATTATAAATTATAACCTTTGGAGAACACGATCATGGCTAAGATGAAACAAGGTGCTGGCAAACTCAGCGAGACGATTGATGCGGTTCAAGACGAGGCAGCACGTCAGGCTATTCTCAAGGCTCGTATTGCCCTCGTGCTTAAGCAACCCTTCTTTGGCAATCTTGCCATGCGT